TACAAAGACTCCCAGAAGTTCCCAAATGGTCCTTGGTGTAATGAAAAGGATTGGGTTCTTATAGGAAGATATGCTGGAAATAGGTTCAAAGTGGAAGGTCTTGAGGTAAGAATCATAAATGACGATAATATTATCGCCACGATTCTTGACCCAAAAGACATTTCATATGTATAAGTGAAGGGAGAACAAGGAAATGTCTATGTCTGAAGATATTCGTGAAAACGAAGAACTTGAAGAAAATACATCTGTAGAACTTGATGATGATCAAGATACAGTTGAGGCTTCTTCAGACGACTCCGAAGAAGAAAGCCGAACAAATGTTCGAGATAAGTCTTCTGGAGATGAAGAGTTAGATCAATATAGCCAATCTGTTCAAAAACGTATTAGAGAATTAACCGCGAAAAGACACGCTGCTGCTGAAGAAGCGCAGGCGGCTGTTCAGTACGCACAGCAAATTCAAGCTGAAAACAATCAGATGAAGCAACGCTTGCAGCAAATGAGCGTTGGCTACAACACTGAAGCAGAAGGCCGTTTGAAGGCTCAAGAGTCTCAAGCTAAACGTGCTTTGGCTGAAGCTATGGAGGCAGGCGATTATGAAAAAGTCGCAGATGCCCAAGAAGCTATTTCAAAGATTGCGATAGCTAAAGAGCGTGTACGTCTTCAAAAAGCGAAGATTGCAAAGCAACAACAAGTTGCAAAACAGCAAGCACAAGTTGCTCAACAGCAACCACAACAACAAGCTGCGCCACAACAAGCACCTGATCCAAAGCTGCAAAGTTGGCTGGGTAAGAATGAGTGGTTTGGTCAAGACCGACTAATGACTCGCGCAGCGCAAGCAATTCATGAACAGTTAGTTTTAGAGGAAGGTTTCGACCCTACCAGTGATGATTACTACAAAGAAATCGACACTCGTATGCGTAGAGAGATGCCTCAAAAGTTTAAGGAGAAACGGTCCAGCGCCCAGACTGTTGCTCCCGCGTCTGGAAACGGACGGTCTGTAAAATCAGGGCGGAAAAAAGCGGTGGAATTAACACCGGGTCAAGTGGCGTTTGCCAAAAAAATGCGTATCCCATTGGATAGGTATGCAAAAGAAGTTGCTCGCTTAGAGCAAAGACAGGAGTAATTGATATGGCTAATCGGACATCACGCGAAGTAGAATCGCGGGAGCGCACAGAGCGCAAAACAGAATGGCGTCCCGGCTCGGCCTTAGATGCCCCTGAACCCCCCATCGGATATGTTCATCGTTGGATTCGTGAATCTGTGATGGAATTTGATGACAAAACTAACGTTCATAAGAAACGGCAAGAAGGTTGGGACCTCGTTCGCGCAGAGGATTACCCAGATTGGATAGGACCTGTAGTAGACGAAGGGCGTAACGCTGGTGTCATTGGCAACGGCGGACTTGTTCTCGCACGTATGCCCGTCGAATTGGTTCAGCAGCGGAAAGATCACTATAAAGGTGTGACAAAAAATCAAATGGATGCAGTGGATAATGATTGGATGCAAGAAAACAATCCAATTATGCCGAAACTTGCTCCGCAACGTAAATCTTCTGTCTCGTTCGGCTCTGGTCGAAAAGGCGGATAAACTGAAGGATAAAGAAAATGGCTAATCAAGACGCCTCTTTTGGCCTTCGTCCAGTTCGTACAAGCATTAGCTCACAGCAGCAAAACCGTTATCGGATTGCTTCAGGCTATAGCACCGCTATTTTCCAAGGCGACCTTGTTGCAATGGTTACAGGCGGCGGTATTGAACGTGTTGCCGCAGGAGGATCAGGTTTGATCCTTGGTGTGTTCAACGGGTGTTTCTATACTGACCCAACGACTGGCAAGCCAACTTTTGCAAACAGCTACCCCGGTAGCATTGCCGCATCCGACATCATGGCAAATGTTATTGATGATCCGGGTGCAACATTCGAAATTCAAGCTGATGCAGCAATGCCAGTTGCAGATTTAGCAGGTAATTTCGACATCGTTGACCAATCTCCAGTGGGCGATACCACATCTGGTATTTCTCGCATGGAAATGGCTGTGTCTACTGGTGCAACAACAGCAACATTGCCGTTGAAAGCCATCGACATTTCTCAAGACCCTGAGAACAGCGATGTTTCGTCTGCGAACACTAACGTGATCGTGAAAATCAACAACCACCTGTTCAGCGGTGGAACCGCTGGCTTGGCATAAGGAGATTGAGTTATGGCTATTTCACGCTCCCAACTCGTCAAAGAACTTGAGCCGGGCCTGAACGCTCTATTCGGTATGGAATATGACCGCTATGAGAATCAACATGCGGAAATCTTCGACACGGAAACATCTGACCGTGCATTTGAAGAGGAAGTGATGTTGGTCGGATTTGGGAATGCTCCCACAAAATCTGAAGGTTCTGGCGTTGAGTTCGACAATGCAAATGAAGCATACACTGCTCGTTATTCACACGAAACAGTGGCGCTTGCGTTCGCATTGACTGAAGAAGCAATCGAAGACAACCTGTATGATCGTCTTGGTGCGCGTTATACGAAGGCGCTTGCGCGTTCTATGGCACACACAAAGCAGGTCAAAGCGGCTGCTGTTTTAAACAATGCGTTTGACAGCAACTTTGCAGGTGGCGATGGTAAAGAGCTTTGTGCAACTGATCACCCACTAGCTGGTGGTGGTACGTTCCGCAATGAGCCGTCAACCGCAGCAGACTTGAACGAAACTTCGCTTGAGAATGCTTTGATTGACATCTCTACTTTCGTTGATGAACGCAACATGATCATTGCCCTTCGTGGCACCAAGTTGATCATTCCACCACAACTGCAATTCGTTGCAGATCGTTTGTTGGAATCAACATTGCGTGTTGGCACAGCCGACAATGACATCAATGCGATTCGTAACATGGGTATGGTTCCAGAGGGTTACACTGTAAACCACTTCTTGACTGACCCAGATGCGTTCTTCATCAAGACTGACGCGCCTAACGGATTCAAGCACTTTGAGCGTTCTCCAATGAGAACAAACATGGAAGCTGATTTCGACACAGGCAACATGCGCTTCAAGGCTCGTGAACGTTATAGCTTCGGCTTTAGCGACCCACGCGCAGTGTTCGGTTCACCCGGCGCATAAAATGTGATACAGTGAGGTTATCCTCCCTGTAAACTTTGGGGCTACTTCGGTGGCCCCTTTCTTTTTTTCTGATTTATGTTATGGTTAATTTATCCCTGACAGTTGCATGGTGCGACTGACTAACCCAGACAGGAGACTAACATGGGTACTACAACTTTTTCAGGCCCGATAAAGGCTGGAACAATCAAGAATACAACAGGTACTACACTTGGTTCTGACGTTGCTAACGTTGGTCAAGTAGTTATGACGCAAACTTTTTCAGCAGACTTGTCTGGTGGAGCTTTAGCTGCGTCTGTTACTGACGTTGTTATTCCTGCAAATTCACAAATCATTGACTGTGTAATTGATGTTATTACTGCGGCAAATACTACAACCAACTTGAGTGTTGGTGATACTGTTGGTGGTGCAGCAACAATTCTTAACACTTTTGCAAGTGGAACAACTGCTGGGCGCAAATACCCAACTACTGAAGCTGGTGCTGCACTTGCTTGGCAAGATACAGGAGCAGCAGATATTCGTTTGACTGTAACTACTTCAGCAGCAACAACTGCGGGTTTGGTTCGTTTTACTATTCTATACGCTCAAAACAATAACCTAGCGTAATAGGAGGCTAGTATGGCTGGTCCAGTAAAGGCATATAACTTCACGCAAGGTGACTCTTCGGCTGTTGTTGGTGACTCACGTTCACGCATTCGTCAGATTGTAATTTACGCGGCTGCGGCTGGTGCATTTACAATTAAAAACGGTAGTGCGTCTGGCGAAACTCTTATTGAGCAAACTTTTCCTACGGGTATGCATCATCTGAATATTCCAGATGATGGCATTCTTGCGACAAGCGGTGCGTATGTAAGTGCTTTCACAGGGTCTAGCAACGAATTGACAATCTTTTTGTCATAAGGGGTCAAAATGGCTGGGAATGAAGTCAAAGCGGTTCACAGACACGATTCTGGATCGTTTGCTTCAGGTCGTGGTCGTTTGATGGGCTTTATTATAAATCATGATACAGGCGCGACAGGACAAGCAATTGTTTATGACAATGCTTCTGCCGCGTCTGGTACTATTGTTTTGGAGTTAGATGAGTCTGGAAAAGGCGTTTTTGGAATGGAAATTCCGGGCGATGGAATAATTTTTGAGAATGGACTTTTTGGAAATATTCCTAGTGATGTAACTCTAACTTTATTTGTGCAGAGGTAACATGGCTCGTAAAAAAGAGAATCCGATACGCAAAACCACTGGTAAAGGCGGTAATTATCGTAAGACCAAATCTGGTGCAGGCATGACCAAAAAAGGCGTTGCCGCGTATCGAAAGGCGAATCCCGGCTCTAAATTAAAGACTGCTGTGACAGGCAAAGTCAAAAAGGGCAGCAAGGATGCCAAGCGGCGTAAATCCTACTGCGCTCGTTCGGCAGGTCAGATGAAGAAGTTTCCGAAAGCGGCAAAAGACCCTAATAGTCGTTTGAGGCAGGCGCGTAAGCGTTGGAAGTGTTAATATGGCTATAGGCCGCTCACAAATGGCGCAGCAAGTTAGCAAGCCGCCTATGAAGAGGAAGAAAAATGCCAAAAGACGCGTGTTATCGAAAGGTAAAAGCAAGGTACAAAGTGTTCCCAAGCGCATACGCAAGCGGCGCAATCGCTAAATGCCGAAAAGTAGGTGCTAAAAACTGGGGGAACAAAAGCAAGAAAAAGCCTGTAAAAAAGGCTATGGGAGGCGTGATTATGCCTTCTAACGAGTATCGAAAGCGTCCAGTTCGGCGCATGCTGAAGGGCGGCGAAGTAATTGCAAACGGCTGCGGTCAAGTATTGTCAGGTCGCCGCAAAGTAACAACGATGAGCTAATGGCTGTACGAAAAACAAAAAAGGGCGCTGCGCTCAAAAGATGGTTTAAAGAAGACTGGAAAGATGTCCGAACAGGTAAGGCTTGTGGGCGTAAGAAGGGCGAAAAGAGAGGCACACCTTATTGCCGACCAAGTAAACGTGTGAGTTCAAAAACACCTAAGACAGCTTCAGAGATGACATCTGCGGAAAAGCGTAGTAGAATATCTCAAAAGAAACGTCTTGGTCAGCCAGCAGGCAAGCCAAAGCGCGTTAAGTCGCTTAAAAGGAAGAAGAAATGACCGTATCAGGCTCAACAGACTTTGAACTAGATGTAGCTGACTACATCGAAGAGGCTTTTGAGCGTTGCGGCTTGGAAGTCCGCACAGGGTATGACTTAAAAACGGCTAAACGATCTATGAATTTGATGTTTGCTGATTGGGCTAATCGTGGTTTGAATCAGTGGACCATTGAGCAACGCACATTTACTGTCACATCAAATGATGGTGATTATGATTTAGGGACTGACGTAATTGACATTCTTTCTTTGGTTGTTCGTCGTTCTGGTACTGATTTTGCTTTGGATCGTATTAGTCGTGATGAATATTTAAATATTCCAACAAAAACAACACAATCTCGACCCACACAATACTTTGTGGATCGTCAAATTACGCCTGTATTGAAGATGTGGCCTTTGCCAGACAATAGTACAGACGTGGTTATATATGACGCACTAACAAGACTGGATGACGCTGATATTTACACCAATACTCTTGGTGTTCCGTTCCGTTTCTACCCAGCATTAGCGGCAGGTTTGGCCTATTACATAAGCGTGAAACGCGCACCAGATCGTATGCAGATGCTGAAGGCACTGTATGAAGAAGAAATAAACAGAGCTATGGATGAGGATCGTGACCGTGCGTCTTTCCGCGTAGCTCCAGATTTAAGGAATTATCGCTATGTCTAAGTATGCCACAGGTAAGTGGGCATATGGTATTTCTGACCGATCAGGATTTCGCTATCGGCTGAAAGACATGCGTAAAGAGTGGAATGGCTTGCTTGTTGGTAGAGATGAGTGGGAGCCAAAACATCCTCAGTTAGAGCCATTACGCGCAGTTCCTGACGCGCAGGCACTTCGCAATCCACGCCCTGATCCTGACGCTGGTGCAGTATCTGTAAGCGTGGGTGATAATATATTCCCCACGCCGAAAAATACTATGAACACTATCGGTTATGTGGGCAAAGTTACAGTGGTGATTACATGAGCTTTACATACGATCAATTAAAACAAGCCATTCAGGATTACACTGAAAACACAGAGACAACCTTTGTAAACAATCTTGATATATTTATTAAGAACGCTGAAGAGCGTATTCTGAAGATTGCACAGCTAGAGGTATTTAGAAAAAACACGACAGGTGCTTTGACTGCAAGCAATAAGTATCTTGCGGCTCCTTCAGACTATTTAGCTTCTTTTAGCCTGTGCCTTACAAATGGAACTGATAAAGAGTTTCTTTTGTTTAAAGATGTAAATTTTGTTCAGTCTTTTAATCCTAGTGGCGCTACTGGTGTGCCGAGATATTATGCTCAATTTGATGTTGATAACTTTATTCTTGGTCCCGTTCCAGATTCTAACTATGCTGTTGAGCTTCATTATTTCTATCGTCCGTTATCCTTAACGGCTGGTGCGGGAAGCGATACATCTTGGTTAAGCACGAACGCATCAGTAGCTTTGCTATATGGTAGCCTCATTGAAGCATATACGTTTATGAAAGGTGAAGGTGATCTAATACAAAACTATACGCAACGCTTTACTGAAGCTCTGTCACGCGTCAAAAACTTTGGCGAATCACAAGAGGTTACTGATGCGTACCGTACTGGACTTATTCTTAGGGAGAAAACATGATACCTGCCTTAAATATAGATTTACCTGAAGACTTTAAGGTAGATGTACAAACCACAAGTAATCGTGGGTTTACCCCCGAAGAAGTTGCGCAAAGATGCGCAGATAAGATAGTTGCCGTAGGGGATTCTGCCCCTCCTGCAATTCGTGATCAAGCGTTGGCTTATAAGCGCAATATCACAAAAGTAATCGAGTTCTACTTACGCGAAGCAGTAAAAAGTGATAGAACTACGGTGTA